AGGCTTTACCTTCCGCGACCTGACGCATGCTGAAAAGGTCGGCAGGGTGCTACCGAAAGAACCTGCATTACTGCCTGCGCCAAAGGTTAATTTTGAATTACCCAAGGGCTACACCACCAGGATGGCAACCACCGGCACGCTGAAGCGGTCTACGTCTGGAGTTGCACAGGCAGAGAAAGCCCTGACCGAGGGAATAGAAACCATCCAAAACCACATGCAACACTATGATGTCCTGGCGAAATATCCAGGGATGCCTATTAGGGATGCGGTTGCCAAGGCAGAACAGGCTACGGGCGTGAGCATGGAGAAGTTGCTTGCTGACTACCAGACAGCCTATACCAAGGCTAACGCCCCAATTAGTGATCTTCCTAAGATCGGGGCAGACAAGGTACGGTTGGCAAATGTGGCAGGGGTTAAAGAGCTGCCCAAACTGAGTAAACTCGAAAGACCATTGCAACTCAAAACACAGATACCCAGGCCTTTTGAAAAGCCGGGGCCGGTACCAGCAAGGCCGCCATTTGAAGAAAGGCCGTTACAGTTTAAGACAACCATCTCAAAGCCGAAGATATACGATAAGTCAGCAATCAACGAGGTGGCAGCGACCGTCGAGGTTAAGCCAGTTCCGTTGGTCAAAGCGCCGGGAGCGGGGCAACCACCCAAGCCTCCTGAGGCAGTTGGGTTTGCCGTCAACGAGCTGAGGGATCTTAGTGGCATGAGGCTGTACGGCACAGACGTTTACCGCAACTTTAGGGATGCATTCGGCAAGCAGTTTGGCAAAGTTAAACAGACCGTTCTCGACCCTTTTGACGCTGGCAAAAAAGAATTTGCTGGGATGCAGCGAGAGTGGACAACCAGGCTAAAGAATGACGTTGTTGATGGCTTAGGCATCGACAAAGGGAAAAGGTTGTCCGGTTTGGTTCAACAATATGGGGAAAAGAAGATAACCCTTGATGAACTGAAAAAGGCAGCACCCAACGATTGGGGGAAGGTTGTCAAGGCAGACGAATGGTTCAGGAAGGCATATGATCAAGTCCTCGATGAAGTGAACGCAGTCCGGGCAAAGATATACCCCAACGTAGAAAAGCAACTGGCAAAGATTGAAGTAAAGATCGAGAATGTCAAGGCTGACAAAACGCTCACCAAAACCGAGAGGGCATCGCAACTGGAAAGCCTTGCTGCCCAAAGTGAAGAAGCGTTCAGGGGCAAGCGGATACCGAAGCGAAGTGATTATTACCGGCACTTTAAGGAGTTGTCCGACAGCTACGCCGGGGTTAAAAACCTGTTTGAGTCACCGGCCGCAATTAACCCTAGCCTTGCCGGTGTATCTGACTACACGCAACCTAAATCAAAATATCTCAGCTTTGCACAAAAAAGACTAGGTGGAAAGTTCAAAAATGATGCGGTTGGCGGTTTCCTTGAATATATTCCTGCTGCAAGCTACGCGAAACACATTGACCCGCATATCGGGGTATTCCGCACCTTGGCTAACGACCTTGCCGATGCTACCGCCAGCACACGGAACCTGAACAACTTCATAGAGTATCTGAGAACTTTTGCTGACGACTTGTCCGGGAAAACAAACTTTATCGACAGGTCAATTCAAAAGGTGGTCGGCAGAAAGGCTTTCCAAGCACTGGATATACTGAATAGACGGATCAAGGCGAACGTCATCTTGGGCAACATCGGATCCGCCATGTCCCAGATAGCCAACGTGCCGCAGGGCGTAGCCTATGCAAAGCAGTATTCAATACCAGGAGTCAGAAAAACCATTCGCAGCCTTTTCATGGAGCAAAAAGGGCCGATTGCACAATCTGGTTTTATGTCTGAGCGCACGCTAGGCAAGGCATATAGGCAGTTTGATACCAAGTTGCTACAGCAACCCAAGAACGCCGCCGTGTGGTTGATTGAAACAATGGATCGTGTTGGCACAGAGTTTATATGGAACTCGGCCTATGCAAAAGCAGTTGCCGAAGGTGCGGCAACTCCGATTAAGCAAGCCGATGATATCGCCAGGAGTTTGGTTGCCGGCAGGGGAGTCGGGGAAGTTCCTCTTGTTCAAAAGTCTAAGGCCGTACAGCTATTGTTGCCGTTTACCCTGGAAGTTGCTAACCTATGGAAAGTTCAAAAGGACTTCCTGAAGGCGAAGGACATCGGAGCATTGATGATCCTCTACGGTTCCAACTGGCTGTTTAACGAGGTCATGGAACGCACCAGGGGAACAAGGGTGGTCTTTGACCCGATTGATGCTCTCCGGGATGCGTTCAGTGAGGAAGACATAAGCCCGGTGCAAAGGGGTGGGAGGCTGTTAGGAGAGGCACTATCAAACACTCCCGGAGGACAGTTCCTCGCGAGTGCGTACCCGGAATACGGAACGACAGTTGGGGGACTGAAGTTACCAACAAGGGAAGGCTTTTTTGGCGACAATGACCCTACACGGTTCGGATCCGGGGTGTTATCGATAAAAGGGATACAAAAACCCGCAACGTATATGGCCCTCCCGTTCGGAGGTTTGCAAGCCCAAAAACTTATTGGCGGCTTGGATGCATTAAGGCGCAAAGGAGCGTATACAGAAAAGCCGTCAGCCATAGGCCTTGCCAAAGAAATAGTGACCGGGGAAATACCGGAAAGAAAAGAACTGAAGTATCCAGTCGAAACCAGCAAGCCTAATATCGCCAGAGGATTACTATTTGGCACCGGCGGTTTTCCCGAAACCAGGGATTATTACGAAAACGACCGTCGGCCCTTGAGCGAAAAGCAGACAGGGTTATTGGAACGCCGGGTGGCAAGCGGTTACGACAAAAAGGCTCTGTATGACATGCAGATCAACGAACGGGAAGTAAACAAAATAGACGCCAAGATAAGCGACACTACCAAGAATAAGGAGTTGACCCTAGAACAAAGGCGGGCTGAAAGAGCGAGGCTGACGGAACAGAAAAAGGAACTGCTTAACGCAAGATCGGTAATTAGGGCAAGGCTTAAAAGATAAGGGAGGCGCAATGGCCTCCCTTCAGTAATCCCAAAACTGGTCTTTCGGATGCGTTCTTTTTTGTATGTCAGGATCCCCGGACTCCTTTTGCCTAAAAAATCGAATGGCCTTAGGTAAGAGAAAAACAACACTGTAAATCATTAAAAGTAATTCAAAAACAACTGTAAGAGGCGCGTCTATAATTCTTGCCCATATATTAGACAACTTATCGACCTCCTTTTTATTTATTAGTATTATCACATTTCAAACGTTCGCTTTTTTATTATCTCTCAGAACGATTAGTAGCCATATTCCAGTTGCGGCAGTCAATGCCAACCAGATATAGCCTAATGATTTTCTAATAAGCCATGCCTTGTCGATAGATTGTTTTTCGTAACTTTTGCTCGGTTCTGGTAAATTTTCATCTTCCTCCCATGAGAATCTACGTTGTCGCGGGCTTACATACTTATAGTCCGGCGAAGAAGGATCTGATGGTTGTTGCATTATGGGCAAAGGCTCCGCGAGAACCTTAATGTATGGTTCTTCTTTTGTTCTGGTTAGTAGCCAGGCGGTCCCGGTCCATCGGTCAATTCTCATAAAACTACTTGGCCCGACCGAACGAGGAGGACTATATCTAAACGAAAAAACAAAAGCAAGCAGAACAAGTAATGCCAGAGGAACAATCTGCTTTTTCATCATAACACTCCTTCCTTAATTTGCCACTATTCGGCAAGGAAATCAAAACTCCTTCCGGTGGTGGTATCTTTATGCGCGTGACACGCTTTTCTTTACACAAACTTTCCCCGGCATAAGCAACCGGGGACATAAAGGCGTTTGGTTGCCTACAGGCCAGACGCTTCCTCTTTTTGCTACTGTAGGAACAAATTGTAGGAGGTAGAAAAATGAATATCATCATTGACCCCGGGTTTAAAAGCTTAATACCGCCCTTGTCGAAGGAAGAATATACACAACTGGAGGCCAATGTTATCGCCGAGGGATGCAGGGATGCCCTGGTAACATGGGGCGAAACGCTGATTGATGGGCATAACAGGCTTGAAATTTGCCAGAAACATGGCATTCCATTTAATACGGCAGAGATGGAGTTTGAAAGCCGGGAAGATGCCAAAGAGTGGATCATTGACAACCAATTTGGCAGAAGAAACCTTTCGGCTTATGACCGCGCATTGCTGGCCTTGAAGAAGAAAGAGATTATAGCAAAGAAGGCGAAGGAAAAGCAAAAAGAACATGGCCGGACTGCCCCAGGGAAAACACTTAGTCAGAAATCTGACGAAGTGAATACCAAAAAGGAGCTTGCCAAAATAGCAGGCGTTAGCCATGACACCATACATAAGGTTGAAGTCATTGAACGGAAGGCACCAGAAGAAATAAAGCAAAAATTAAAAGACAGCGAATTATCCATTAACCAAGCATATGAAGCCGTAAAAGGGAAAACGCCTGCACAGTTGGTTGTAAGCAGTGAAAGCAACGAATGGTACACTCCTGCCGAGTACATAGAAGCGGCCCGCGAGGTTTTGGGCGAAATAGACGTAGACCCGGCAACCTGCGAACAGGCAAACAGGACAGTCAAGGCTAAAGCTTGGTATACTTCAGAAACTAACGGACTGTTGCACGATTGGCCTGGGCGGGTATGGATGAACCCCCCGTATGGAGGGCTAACTGAAAAGTTTGTTGCAAAATTGCTTGAACAGCACCGCCAAGGGGTAACAACCGAGGCGGTGTTATTAGTTAATTCGCATGCCACAGACACAAAATGGTTTCAGCCCTTGTGGGATCACATGTTATGCTTTACTAACCACAGGATAAACTTTGTTCCGTCGGAAGGCAAAAACGCAATAGGATCAACTCATGGCAGCGTGTTCATTTACCTGGGGACGAACCAAGAAAAGTTTGCAAGCGTGTTCAATAAGGTTGGGGCTATTGTGAGAAGGTATGCACCATGACAATAAACAACCCGGACAAATACCTTGAAGGGGTGTGGGACTGGAGCATCCTAAAAGGGTGTTTTGGCAGCACCAAAATAGAGCCAACTGACATAGACGGCTTTGTAGAACGCAAAGGCCGTTTTCTTGTTATTGAGGCTAAACAACCAGGGGTGCCTATTAAGCAAGGGCAGATGTGGACATTTAATGCGCTAAGAAACACAAGGTTATTTACCATTATCATAGTTTGGGGTGAACAGAACAGGCCGGAAGAAATGCAGGTTTTGTACCCTTCGCCACTTCAGCCCGGAGCAAAGAAGAGGGCCACAATAAGCGATCTAAGAAAAACGGTTGAATGGTGGTTTAAATACGCAGATCAGCAAAAGTAAAAACTTCTTCGGGTAAGCAGCCACCTCCCGGCTAGGCAGACTTTCTCCCTGCCGCGCTTGCCCGAACTTCTTTTATAAGTTAGACAGGCAGGGGAGCGTCAGGCTTCTCCCTTTTCGGGTGTAGCACCACCCTAGCCCATCGAATTGATGATACCAGAACGTCAGGGGGATGTGAAGTGGATATGACTGAAGAGGTAGCCACATTGCGGGTATCGCAAGCCAGGACGGAAGAAAGGGTGTCTGCGTTGGAAGAATGGCAAGTGAAGCAGAATGGCACTTTGCAAAAGCTTGACGGGAAGATGGACAGACATAATCAATGGCTGATCGGACTTATGGGGGGCGTAATCGCGTCCCTAATTTTGTTAGTCGTAAATTTAACTATGGGGAGGTGATCTTATGCCGGAGGAAGGTTTATTGACCATCGCTGCACTAGCGAGTCAACCTGTACTTGTGTTCCTGACCCAAGCCATCGTAGGCGCAACAAAGGATCTCATCGGCAAAGTATTCTACATTCCTACGCTGATGTACGCATGGATCCTTGCCAGCGTACTTGTCGTGCTTGGGCAAATAGCCCTGGGACAGTCTGCGGGGAGTTGGGTGACGTATTTCATCGGCATACTGAATGGTATCGTCATCGCATTCGCCGCGGCCAAGGCTAACGACATCGCACAGCCGAAAACCTTAGGGAACGGGGATGGGATGTAAATGAACATCATCCAAGACCTTATTCCCAAGGGCAAAGGGAACCGTCCCGGCTACCCGATGAAGCCCCAGTTTGTCACAGTCCATGATGTAGGCAACAAAAACAAAGGGGCAGGGGCAGCTAACCACGCCAAATATCTCAAAGGTGCGGCCGCCGCCAAGGCCCCTGTTTCGTGGCACTTCACCGTTGATGACAAACAGATCGTCCAGCACCTGCCGACAAATGAAGTTGGCTGGCACGCCGGGGATGGGGCAAGCGGGCCCGGCAACCGCACTTCAATCGGCGTGGAGATCACCGAGAACGCAGACAGCGACCGTGCCAAGGCAGAAGCAAATGCCGCATGGCTGGTTGCCGATCTTCTGCACAAGCATAGCCTCGACATTACCAAGGTGGTACAGCATAATCGTTGGACAGGCAAGAACTGTCCTGCCGTGTTGAGGGGAAGGAAAAACGGGTGGGAGGAATTTATCGTTGCGGTGAAGATCAACCTCGCTGATAAGCAGGTTAAGCCGACGGATGTCAATGAGGAGGAACTTGCTTCACTTCATGCCGAGATTGCCCAACTCAAACGAGAACGCGATGCCGCCATCGCAGAGGTGAACCGGCTAAAGGTGGTCATTAACCAGATCCACAGTATTACTAAAAAGGAGGTGCAAATGTAATGCCCGTGAATGATGCCAGAGATCACGGAAAACTATCAACCCATAACTGCCCTGACTGCATGATCAACAAAGAGGGGCTTACTGAGGACATTTGCTCAAAGTGCCAGCGAACGACTACTAAAATAAGCATCACCCCATACCAGCCATGCCAGCCATACCAGCCATACCAGTACACTTATACAGTATGGTCACCAAGCTCCGATCCGTGTGCTGCGTGTCCCAATAGGGATCGGTCAGCATGTTGTTGCTCCTTGCCACCAGGGCCGACAGCTACATGTTCGGCAAAAGCAGAATGAACCTGCCAGGGGAGGGCCAACCATGAAGCGAGCATTCATCAGTCACCCATTCCGCGACAACCCTGTTGCCAACAGGCGGAAGATAGCGGATATATGCAGAAAGATTGCCGAGACTCAGCCTGACGTAATGCCCGTTTCCCCTGTTCACGCATTCAGCTACCTTGACGATGCCATCCACCGGCAGTTAGCGATCGGCTACTGCTTGGAGTTGCTTGAGTTGTGTGATGAGGTTTGGATGTACGGAGATTGGCAGAAGTCGGAAGGGTGCGTGAAAGAGTTTGTTCATGCGTGGCGGTTGAATAAACCGATATGCGAGGAGCATGACATTCAGAATAGGAGGAAGCAGGTTGCCATTGATTTTGTTGGTTGCTTTCAAAAGTCATTCAAGGAATTAACGGGGCATGAACCCGTTTGGGTTGATGATTTGCCAAGCTCTGACGAATTAACCGCCGAAGACTATGATGCCTATGCAAAGAGAAGGTGATTCCATTGGACGCTGGGGGATATAAGCACAAATGGAGGTACGAAGATAAAGATAGGCCTCGGAAAAACGGGCGGAAAAACGGACGCCTTCTTGCCGTCTGTTATGATTGCGGCCTCCCTTATGGATCATTCCCAGACATGGTTATTCCTGATGAATTGTGGGAGGAAATTAACCCTACTTGTTGGCAGGGTGCCGGGATATTATGCCCTACCTGTATAGCAAATAGGTTAGATTACATTGGAAAATGGTACGCAGGGGATTTGTTCTTGCTTAGAGTGAAAGATGATGCTGTTTTTGATGTGATAGAAAGGGATGTGATTCCATTGGAACCAAGCCATACTGCCGGCAGCTCGAACTTGGCCGATGCCCCCACACGGGAAAGTATCAGCCCGTGATTTTAGTATGCAGTGATTATATGACGTGGCTGTGTCCACTGCGAAACGAACCCCGGTGCTAGGTAACGCTAGTGCCGGGGTTTTCTGCGTTTAAAAGCAACTTCTGCATACAAAAACCTTACCACATACCCTTCTCCCAACACAGGGCATCCTAGCCCCCTCACAAACGATTATGCCGCTTGAAGGAGAATTCCACCCTTTGGCGAACAGTTTTACGGGGTGAATTGCCATGTTTTTCCTTTTAGCGGCAGTTGGGATGGTGCTAATTGAGGTGATCGCCGATGACCGGCAGCATATTTGGCTTGCCCGTGGGTGCGTTGTGGTGGCGGTGGGGCTGCTGTGGGTGATGGGATGAAAGCAGCATAATTATGGTATAATATTGGCGAGAGGTGCTTAAATGACTAAACATTATTGTATTGCAATAGAGACCTCTAGTACATCACAATCATGTTTGCAAAACCCTAGTGTTTACAATGGTTTGCCAGTTCGGTAATCCGAAGTCTATAAACCTAATCTCCATATTGTCGCCATCTACATGCACCTTTTCTATAAGCGCGGCGAGTAACGCCTTTTTCCCGGCGTAATCGGCTGACTCCCACTGTGAACGCCATCCGGTGAGATGGGCGATTTCACTTTTGGTTAATGTGTTGTTTGCTACCTTATAAACGGAACGTGTGAGGCGTTCCTTTTCTTTTTGCAGTTCTGTATTACGCTGGATGAAAAAGCCCTCGTCTACCTGATCGCCCTCAAAAGCAAAGTACAGTTTAGCAATCTTTTTTTCAACCTGCTTTAGTTGCCGGGAATCGTCAAAGTGCGGGGCTTCATCTATCTCAGGAAGCATGTCTATGTCAGTAGGATTAACGGCCTGTATGTTTTGGCTGATGGCATCTAATATTGGGATGAGCAGCTTGCCCTCAGTCCGTGACCATCCTTCGCATACATGCGTGTAGTAACGTTCCTGACACCTGTAATAAGACACTCCCGCCCTGTCCCTGCCAGCAGTAACCCTCCCCTGGCACAGCCCGCACCTCAACAGCCCTCCTAGCAGGTGCGGTGTTCCCGGCTTGGCTTTAGTGTTGGCGTTCTCCCTGACAATCTCCTGGGCCTTGGCGAAGGTTGCTTCGTCGATAATCGCTTCATGCCTGCCGGGGAACACCTCGTAGTCATCCGTTCTTTTGTGCCAATTTTTTCCCGGAACAGGCCGGCGATGCCCCCACCTGATCATGCCAACATAAACGGGGTTAGCAATCATTTGTACAACTCTGTCCAATGTCCACAGGTTCCCCTTTTTCGTTTTGGCTATATGCCTAATAATCGATGCCGCCCTGTTCGCGCTGCGGTGGTGCAGGTATAACTCAAACACCCGCCTAACAACGGCCGCCTCTTCCTCATTGATGGTAAGTGCCTTTGTTACCTTGTTGTAGTCATAGCCAAAGGGCGCGCCGTTAGAGCCTGTCCAAAAGCCTTTCCTCGCCTTCTCCCGGTTATTGTGGTAGATGCGTTCGCCGGTAAGCTGGCGTTCAAACTGGTTGACCGCACCAAGGATGTTGGTGATCAGTTCACCGCTTGCCCCGTCACCTTCGGGATCGGCAACAGCAAAGAACTTCACGCCCTTATGCTTTAGCCTGGTGAGGACGGTAAGCTGTTCTTCAAGGTTGCGAAACGCCCGATCATACTTATAGAAAACTATGCCGTCAAAATGTTTTTTCTCTGCTTCGAGGATCATTTCGATAAGGGAGGAACGCTTGTCCATGCTGCCCCCACTGATTGCCAAGTCCTCGTAAAACTTGATGATGGTATAGCCCTTCCGTTTGCAGTAGTCCGTGATCGCGCTGCGCTGGTTCTCCGGTGAGTTCTCCTGAAAGCCGGTGGACATCCTGATGTATCCGACTACGTTCATTGCTGCCTCCTTAGGTAACGCTAAAAGTAACGGCCAAATAACACTTGTAGCTATTGCAAAATCAATTGCATTCAATTGCATTCAATTGTAAAAGTAACGCTAAAAGAAAATAGAAAGAAATACCCCAGACCCCAAAGAAAGACAAAAGAAATGCGCGCTTTCTTTAAAATCTTTTAAAAAAGGATTCCCCAAAAGGATACGTTCTACATATTTTGCCCGAATTCCTTCTTTGGGTGCGAAATGTTTCTTCCAAAGTTCCACCTTCCGGTAAACAAGCCATTCAGTAACGTCAAAATACTCCGCTAATTCATAACATGTCCGATAGCCCTGCGACAAAGCCCGACACAATTCGACATCAGGCATAAGAAAACCTGTGGCCCAGCGAAGAGCAGCACGCTCATCCTGGGCCATCATTATTGTTTCGTTGTTTTCACCAAACATCTTAAAACTCTTGCAAACCCTTAGTATGTTTGTCCTTGGTGCTGTCATGTAATGCCCTATTTCTTCTGCTAAAACGCTTTTATGTAGTGCTGTGCGATGAATTATACGCTTGTCCAAAAATATCATAGGCCCAGCCCTGGGATGCGCAACATACAGCCCAAGTAGCCCATCTTCTTTG